CTCGCTCCTCTTGAATCCTGTCCTTGGTTTGCTTGAAGATAGGAAACTGATAGTCCATACCAACCGAGTATCCCGGTGTTCCCCAAACGCAGGTACCGTAGACCTCCATTTCAGATGGAGACCAGATGGCACCGAGCGTTTTCCACTCCCAGCCGTTCGATGCAGTGAGGGTGCCGGACGCGCTGTAGCGGGTCTCGGCGAGCGATCTGTAAGGGAGGATGACGTCCCTGACCATCTGCGGAAGGGAGGGCAGGTAGTCGTTGATCTCCCAATTGTGCAGGTTGCTGACCATGTACGGAGACTTCTCTGCGCTTGTACCTTGGTTTGTAGCCGTAGTGTTCCACATAATGTAGCTGTTGTTTGTGACATAGCTCGACGTTGAATTAAGCATCACAGGCTTGTTAGGAACCATCACGATATGATGTCCCATAATTCCGGAATCGTCTCCGCACTTGTAATACGGGTCGAACGCGCCAATCTGATAGCGCACGGTTCCGTAATTCGTCGTGGAAACGTCGATGTAGTCGCGGATGCGAAGCCCCTTGAAGTTTACAGCCTGAACCCTAGCCTTCAACCAAGCCCAGACATCGCTGTAGTTAGCGATCTCGTCTGCGAAAACGGTCACGAGGTTCCTGCTTGCGATGACATCGGCGTCGGATTTCTCCAAGTATGAAAGTCTGTCCTCCTGGTCGGTATCAACTTCGTCGAGGTCTTTGAGCAGTCCGTCGATGGTGTCCATGTTGCCATTGATCACGGAAATATCGACATCATCAGCATAGGCTGGCTTCACTAGGTTCGCGTAAATTGTGGTTGTACTCATTGATCTGATCCTTTCAGTTCCCCCCAAGTTGTCGTGTTGTTGAGGTCGCCCCAAGTAACGGTGTTGTGCAGCTTATCGAGCTTCTGCTTGTCGGCAGAACTCATGAAGCCATCAGCAGTCGCGGTCACGAGGGCGTGAGTGTGTACTAGCGGAGCGAATGCCGCGTTGAGCTTCGCCCAGAAGACTGACCAGATGTAGGAGAGACCAGTGAGAGTCACAACCTCCGAGCCTGTCGGGTTGTCGCTGTTGGCAACTGAGTCAATCTGCGTCGTGGTGACTGGCGCTATCTTCGACTCGGTTGTACCAAGGCGCTCCCAGCCCTCATCGTCCTCTCCAACGATCCACTCTATCCACATGTTGTCATCGGACGGATCGTCAGAAGGAACAAAGTAAATCGTCGCAGCGTTGGGGTCTGTGACGGTAGGCTCCAAGGTGTCCTGGTCATACTCGTTCTCGGTGCAGTAGTAGCGGAGCCATCCCTTAGACAACAGCTCCATCTGAGCGAACCTCGCCGTCCTCTTTGCTTCCTCAAGCACACGCTCGTTCTCGGCGGTGACTCTCAGGTTCTCGGCGGCTACACGAGCTAATTCTGCGGTTACACGATCAGCTTCCGCTTCCTCGCGCTCGTTCTCGGCGGTTTCGCGCAAGGTTTCGTGCGACTGGCGCTGTTGCTCGTTGAACTCGCGAATCTGCTCTGTGGCGTCGCGATCGTCCTCGGCGCCCTCTCGGGCGGTCTCGGCGGTCACGCGACTGGCTTCTTGGGTGTTCGCCGTGGTGACGAAAGTATTGGCGTTGTTCACGGCACCTGTCACCTGATCCACGAACTCCTCTTCGAGGGCGTTGGCGATGTCCTCCATGTCCTCGAAGGTAGCCATGCGCTTAGCACTTCCGGAATCGAAACAGATGTAGAGCGCCTTGCCGTCCTCGACATTTGGGTCGCCTTCGAGGACTACGGCGCCTTCTCCGGCAATCAGCTTCGTGGGGTCAAAGTCCTCGTAAGCGCCGCGTCTAAGTTGAATAGCCATTCTCTACCTCCTAAGCCTTCACGAGATACTTTTCAGACCCATTGGATGTGCCGACTGCAACATAACGCGTCGCATCACTGTATGAGGTATAGTGTGCCCATGTGTAACCATCCTTCTCGACAACATCAGCAGCAATGCTGTAGATTAGTTCGCCATAGCCATAGGCAGCGACGACGTTTCCTGACACGCCCGGAGCGTCGCGGACGTTGAGCGAGGATGCGACGACCTTGTAGGTGCCAGCGATGATACGGGGCGTACCTGTTGAGGTTCCTGCGGCGTTTGGGGTGCCGAGTAGAAGCTCGTTCACGCGAGCCTGAACGGCATCGTACTTGTCTCCCAGAGCCGCCTTGCGAGCTTCGCCTGTACCGTAGCGTCCGGCAATGACGGCTTGGGCAAGCTCGTCGATGGTGCCGCCGACGACCGTCGAGGTAGAGCCTGAGGAAGACCCGCTTGGTGCGTTTCCGCTCACGACGATGACGGCATGACCGCTCGACACGAGAATCGAGCCGACTTGAGCCTTCGCGCATATATCCGAATAGCTCAAGCCCTGATATACGGTAACTAGCCCCGTAGACTTGAGACGGCTCGCGAGGTTGCCCGTATATCCGAGGTTTCCTCCTTCGTACATGATTGACTTCGCCGCACCAGCAGCGATGCCGCAGACACTCGCCAAAGACGAGCAGTCGCACTCGCAGTTCTTGGTGATTTTCGACAGGTCATAACCAGCAGCTTCGGCAGGTGGAAGGATTGTGTTGCGTTCACCTTGGTCGTAGCCGATGTGCATGTTAGCGACAGCCCTAGACGCCGCAGTGGCACAGGCATTAGCAGCAGTCGCGCTCTTCCACACGACGAGCGTGAGCCAGTTATTGTCCCAAAGCGCACGGGTGTTAAGCTCCGTACCCGATTGGTTTCCCGCTTGACCGCCGACATACTTGCCGTTCTCGTCACAGGAAGCCTGTGCGATGTAGGTGGTCATAGCTTCTCCATTTCCCGCAGTGTCATACTGCGTAAGGTCGAATTGGTTGACGATAGCCATGCAGGAACTCGCGTAGGTGGAGCTTGTCGCATAGCCATCATCCTTAATTGTTTGCAGGTATTTCTCGGAGTCGCGGATGCCGCGAAGGTTGCTGTAGCGTGGAAGCTGGATGAACTCGAAGTAGCCCTTGATACCGTCTTCCATACTGTCGTAGACACGGAAGTTGTCGGTGATTGTGGTGAGGGTTCCCGCTTCGTACTCTTCCTGCGTCTTGAGATTCACAGATTTGCCTGTCCACTTAGTCCCACATTTAAGACCGAAGTAATTGTGGTAGACAGCGGCTAGAGTGGACTCACCCCAGCCGCTCTCAAGAATCGCCTGTGCGATGACAGCCGACCTCGCGTAAATCTCGTAGGAATCCGCGTACTTCTCAACGTAAGCGGCAACAGCCCCGATGAACTGTTGTTTGTCCATATCTATTCCTCCGCAGATTCCTTGATGTTAGAAGCAGGCTCGGTGTACGTGAGCGCCCGCGAGGAGTCAGACCAGTCGTTAGTAGTGGGGTCTACAACGATGCCGAGGATGGCGAGCAGCCCGAAGACGGTCTCGACGATTGCGAGAATCTGCGTCTGCAACACAGAGAAGTCGAGCGAAAGCCCGAAGATGTTGCCAACTTGAACGACGAGAAGAAGGATCGCCGGGATAATCGCGATCCAGAATGCCTTGTTCTTGAAACGAACTCTCCAGTTGATGTTCATAACGATTAACGCTCCTTAAAACTGTTCGGATAAAGAAAGCGTCACCTCTCCGCTGCAATGAATGTCACCTAGTTGAGTTTGTCGATACCCGCCCTGTCCATGCGGTTATGAGCCGCATCTGCTCGTTCCTGTGCGTGTATGGCGATGTCGCGCACTTCGCCTAATTCGGCGGTGTGATTCTCGCGCATTTTTTGAATCTCGCTCGCAGTGCGCCTGTTCTCAGCCTTAATGTCCTTGACGTCGTTTCCGATGAAATCGAGCTTCAAGTTTGTCTCGGCTCGTTCGGCAGCATCTCCTTGTACTACCTGCTTGCCCCCACGCATATAGGTCGCAAGTGCCAGAATGGCGCTCATGACCGCAACAGTAACCGACACGGCGGTAACGATTTCAGTGGGCATATAACTCACCTCCTCTCGTCGTCTTATTGCGGTCACTACGATTCCAACTGAGCCTTAAGCTCAGCAGTATCGTCATAAAGGGCGACGAAGTCCTGCAATAAGTCCTGTGCGCCCGCTGTAGCCTGCTCAAGCCCCGCGAGGAGATTTTCCAGCTTCTCATCAGGGGTTTCGCCTTCGACCTGTCCTACGGACAGTAGGAAGCTTGCGAAGGCTCGTGTGACATCCATGTGCATCTGGCTCAGCACGTCAATGTTTCCGATGATTTGCGATGTAATCTCTTGCGTTTCGTCCATTGTTCTCTCCTAACCTTCCAGCATCCAGTCGATGTCGAGAATCTGCTTGCCGCTGATGACTCCTATGCACTCCTCGGCGGGAATCTTGTAGATGGGTGGCTCATGCTCGTATTCAGCCCATTCGGAAATCTCATCCGAATAATCCTTGAACCTTGGGCTGTCAAAACGTAGCTGCACTTGCCCGGTGGGGTTGCCGTCATCGTCAAGAACCTCCTCGCCGTACTTTGTTACAAGCTCCTCGCGGCGAGCCACATACTCCTGAATCTCGTTCATGAGAATTCTGGTATTACGAGCTGCCGCGTACCCAACGATGTCGGTGCGCTCAAGCAACGGCTCAAGCGACTTAATCATCAGCTCCATTTCGATGTTCTTATAGGACTTCTTGCTCTTCGGCTCTTCCAAGGACAACACGATTTCCTTGTCCTCCTTGTCAACCAGCTTGACCGCTCCGCTCTTGAGCAGTTCCTCGATCTCGTTAGCCATTTGCGACTTCCTCTCCCTCGACTACACCTTGTTGTTCTACAGCTTGAGTAGCCTGTTGCTGCTCTGCTGCGATGTCAGTCACTTCGACCTCAACAGTCTTGTAGATGTCGTATCCTTGCTCCGCATAAGATTCGAGCATGAATGGCTGAATGTAGAAACTAAGACCGTCCTTCTCTGCCCTGTATGTGGTATCCATTCAGATCACCTCCTAGAATTGCGTAATCATCAATCCCTTAGCGAATGACAACGTGTAGTTAGTCCAGCTTATAGACAGGTCTTTGCAGAGATTCGACACGTTGTACGTTCCGCTCAAGCTCTGACGAACCCAGCTTGCCTTTAGATTTCCTACAAGAGTCACGCTAGTCGTTGTACCTAACGTCAATGTCTTTTCAGAGTTTCTGCTATAGTACTGACCTACTCCGAAATAAGGGGTGTAGATACCTACACACCCTATACCTGCAATGGCTACGCCGCCTGTACTTGTAGGTTTGTAAACCTCATTGAAGCTGATATAACCGGTTTCGGAACCATTTGAATATCCACCGTAAAACGCTGCTTGACTCATTGCGTTCCATTGAGCGCCGTTGCCGGTACTGATACCTGTTGTGTTCAACAGGACGCCGTAGGTGCTTCCCGTGTGGCTTGTCCTACCGTTATAGTTCAATGCACCGTTAGCGAGCGTAAGGTTTCCAATAGTGCCACTCTTTGCCGTTATGACGCCTGTGCTTGTGACAGAAAAATTCGTGCTGTTCACGACGAAGGTGTTCGAGTTGAACGTTACGGTTCCGGCAGTAATCGTGATTGCGGTATTGTCGTTGGCGAACGCCGAGCGGACGTTCGTCATGTCGATGTTCTTGCTCTGCTCGGTACCATTCACGCTCAGCTTAATGGCGGCGCTGCCACCGAGCGATCCCGTCACAGAAAGCTCGATGCTGTCGGCTGTCTGCTTAATGAGCGATAGCGTCGATGAGTCTATAGCCACCCAATGCGAGCCGTCGTATCTGAACGTCATGACGCCCTTCGCCGCCCAGTAGTAATCGCTGGACATGCAGGTGTCGTTAACGTAGATGTAGAAGGCACCTGTGTTATTCACATTGAGTTTAGGATTCACAGCCGTGTTCTTGTCGGTGAACTTGACCGTAATCTCAGCGCCCTCGTAGAGCGTGAATCCCGGAGCAGTTACGGCTTTGATGGTGGTACCGGCAGCAGTAGTACAAGTGCCGTAGGCTACCTTCATGGCGCTCACGGTGGATGTGAGACCATCTGCTGTCTGCTCAAGCACGCTCACCCTGTCGGTCAAATCCACGACGATGCCGCTTGAGGTGTCCTCGTCGAGGTTCCAAGCGTTATCGGCGTAAATGAACGTTTTGATGTCTCCCGCCTTCCACCACTGCTGGCTCGTGATAGCAGCGCCATCGACGAACACGGGTATGTTACCTGTTCCGTTTACGTTGAGCTTCGGGTTGTTAGCAGTGTTCGCGTTCGTGAACTTAACGTTGATAGCAGCTCCCTCAGAAAGCTCGAAGCCATCGCATACGACGACCTTGTTAACAAGGCTCGCGGAAGTAGAGCATGTTCCGTAGCTCGCCGAGAGGGATGATACCGTTGATTTCAAGCCCTCGACGGTCTGCTCAAGCACAGCTATGTCTCGGGTGTATCCGTTCAGGGTAGTGGTGAGTGTTCCTGAGCCTACAGTAACGCTGTCCGCAGATATGGCGACGATGCCCGTATCGAGGTCTGCGCTGAACATGGTCTTCGCGGTATCCGGCTGCTTCACAACAAGCGTTCCCGTCGTGATGTAGGAAGCGTCTATGCCTATCGCGTAGATTCGGTTGAGGATGCTGTCGCCATCGACGGTCAAGCCGTAGGGGTAGGTCTCTCCGCCGTCAGTTGACATGCCGAGTGCTTCTGCTGTCAGCTTCCACACCACCGTTGACTCGGCGAGCGTCGTATGGTCGTGCATGTAGTAGATCGCGGAGCCGTCTTCCTGCACGTCCTCGGTCACGTAGAGACCGCCAGCTTCCGACAACTGCTCGGCAAGCTCCTCGATCGCAAGCTCGCGCTTAGTCCTCTCGCGCTCGATTTCCTTGTGAGCCTTGAGGTACGCCTTCGTTGTCGCGCTGTAAGAGGTGGAGCTGTTGCGGGCAGGTGTCTCAGCGTTGCAGGCTATCGACTGGTAGTTGCCCAGCTTGAAAGTCTGGTTCGTGATGAACGACGCGAAGCGTGTACCGTTGCGGTCGATGATTGCTACGGGGTCTCCCGCTTCCGAAAGCGGGTTACCGACAACGGACGCTTCGTAGGGGCGGAAGATCATGTGAACCGTCCCGCGACCGACCTGCTCGGCTACCTCGTCTGCCTGACCGATTGCGATTAGCGGGTTATCGACGATCTTGAGGACGTAGCCGTCCACGCCCCACATGCCCTCGTCGTACTCGTCGTCATCACCCTCCACCACGACCTTCACGCCTGTCACGGTAACCTCGTCCGTACACATGGAAAGAGAGGACAGGGCGTCGATAGTGCCGACCTCGGACAAACCCGAGTATGTAACGAAGTCGCCGCCATCTACAGACCAAGCAGCGGCGTAGTTTAGGAAGTTGCCGCCATCGGCTTCATCGCCGTCTCCGTAGAGACCGTTCTCGTCGGTTATGTCGAATGTGCCGCCGTCGAGGTTCACCTCCCGCAGCGCGAGAAGCGCGTCTATGTCGTACCATCCCATGACGATGCGACCCTGCGTATCGACCTTCACCCAGCATCCTGCTACCTGAGCGGCGTAGGAGAGTATCGACAGGCATGTCTCGTCATCGTCCGGGCGCGACTCGACGACAAACGTGTCATTTTGGAATGTTGAGGTGTAGAGCGTAAGCCCCGCAAACTGGCAGATGTCTGAGACAATCTTGAGCAGCGTCGCCGGATAGCTCGTCTGCACGTAGGAATAGTCCTGTTCGAGCAGCGACAGGTTGTCGTAGCAATCGAGACCTATGGTGCTTCCGTATGTGTCGGGCTGTTCTACGTGATAGACGCCCTTCTTGACCCATTCGGTGCCGCCGTTTGAAAGCTCGACTCCGACATAAGGCTCGATCTTCGCGCCTGTGAAATCGTATCCGTCGAAGCGACGATCCCAGTTGTTGAGGGTAGTCGTGAACTTGCCTATGACAGCAGCTCCGATGTCGAACGCCGAAGAGGACGAGGTGGCTTCCACAAACGATGACGAACCATCCATAAAATCATCGCCAACGAGGTTCTTCACCTCGCCGTTCGCGAAAGTGATGGTGGCTTTGAGCATCAATTTGCTGTTCTGGGCAACCTTCTGCCTGAACTCCATACTTGCTGATAGCATGTCCGCCTACCTCTCGATGATGTCGAAGGAAAGCGTAGAGAAGCGGGTGCCGCCGTTCACGTTGAACCACTTATAGGGTGCAGTCCTGTCGCCCACGTAGGCTTCCATCGTGCGCCAAGTATTTGTGAGAGCATCCTCGTATTTCACGTAGAAGTATTCAGGGTTCACAGCTTGCAGGATCGCAGCAGCCTGAGCCTTGGTGGGCATAGTCCAAGTAAGCACCAGCTTCCTCTTCTGGCTCGTGCGCATCTTGTACATGGTGTTCCCGCCATTCTGCACACGCCCTGCATCAGATGCAGAAATATCCTGCAACCCCCATTGCATAGCTGATGGGTCTGGTGTTATTGGCGTGAGATTATTCGGGTTCTCGCCAATGTAGATCATCGTCATTTCAATCACCTCTAACAGAACGAGAATCCAAGCTCGCCGCGACGCGCAAGGTCGCGCAGCCCCTTGTAGGTGGCTCTCGCAAGCTCGTCGTTGCCTACCTTCAATACGACCTCGACAGGACGCTCGCTGTCCGAGCTGCCGGTCTCCGAAAGCGTCATAACGGAGAGCATCGCTTCGATGACGCCCTGTTTGATGCCATCGACAATCTGTTCGTTGTTCGCGACGGTTGACTGACCGCCCATCTTACCGACAAGTTCGGGCATACCGTTCTCGCGAGCTACGAAGAGCTGACCACTCATCACCTGGCCGCCTGTGGCGAGGTACGGGATTTGCGGTGTGCTGATGCTGCGAATACCACTGAACGGATAGACACCCGCGATGTTGAATCCGCGAATTAAGTTGATTGCCGAGTTTAGTCCGCTGAACGGAATCGAGATTACGTAGTTCACGCCGCTGATGAGGTTGTTCACGATAGACTTGAGACCGTTGAGGATTCCGCTTCCGAGATCGCCGAACATGGTGCCTACGGCTCCGAAGATCGCAGTCACGCGGCTCCAAGCGTTCGAGAAAATGTTGTAGAAGAAGTTACCCACAGCGCTGAAAATCGAGACTATACCGTTCCAAGCAGCCTGAGCGCCGTTCGTGATGGCGTTCCAAGCGTTAGAGAACCAATCGGACACGGGCTTAATGACGTTGTTGTAGAACCAGCTCGATACCGCGTTCCATATGCCCGCGATGGCGCCCCAGCAGGCCTTCGCAGCATTCGACACGGCGTTCCAGAGGTTCGAGAAGAAACTACTAACGGGCTTGATGATGTTCTGGTCGAACCAGTTCGCTACGATGCCCCAGATGAGCTGTATCGTCGTCCAGCACCCCTGCGCGATGACCCCGATGTCGTAGAAGACATCCGATACGGTCTGCCAAATGCTACCGAAGAGGTTGCCGAACCATGCGAGTACCGGCGACCAGAAGTCGATGATGGGTTGGATCACGTTGTCTTGGAACCACTGACCTGCCGCATTCCAGATGTTGACGATGGAATCCCAAGCACCTTGGAAGACTCCAACGATCGTATTCCAGCAGTTCTGGAACCATTCGCCAACAGGGGCGAAGAAATCGCAAATACCCTGCCAGAGGTTAGCGAAGAACTGAGAAATAGCATCCCAATTTGCGACCACCATAGCGACAATGGCCGTGATGGCCGCGACCACAGCCGCAACAGCGAGAGCAGGCCAACCGAAGATGAGCGCCAGCGCCGCGCCGATGGCTAGGATTCCAGCGCAGATGAGTCCTATGTTCTCTACGGTGATACCGTTGTTGAAGGCGTCATAGAATCCAATGGCTATCATGGCGATGCCGCCAACCACCAATGCTACAGCCGCGGCGAGTGAACCAAGAGACACGACCGAGCTGCCGATGGCGACGCCCATTATCTTGAGCGCGGAACCGACCTGGGTGAACACTAGATATAGACCTCCGACAGTGCTTACAAGGCCGACAATGATTGCAACTACATTCGTGAAACTCAAACCGTTGTTCACGGCGTCGATGATTCCAGAGGATAACAACGCGATACCGCCCACGATAAGACCTATAGCTGTGCCTACCAATCCGAACGCCAACGTTAGACCACCGACAAGAAGCGCAGCTCCCGACAGCATCAGAAGGAAGTTGTCCCAATTCAGACCGTTTACCAAAGCGTCGCACCAGCCCCACACGAGCAGAACCGCGCCAGCGGCAGTCATAGCAATGCCTAGAAGGCTCTTCCAACCAAGCTCTAATTTGAGAAGGTCGCTGACCGCATTCGCTATCTTCCACGCGGCAATGCCAGCGCCGATAGCCGTGACGTATGGAATGACCTTCTGGAAGGCTATAACGAGCTTCTGTGCAAGCTCGTCTGTCGTCTGACCTATCATGTCAGTGAGACCTGTAAGGAAGTCGTAAGTATCTATCGGAATGTCGAGACCTACACCTGACCCGCTCCCACTACCGCTGCCGCTTCCGCTGGAATCGTCTGTGGTTGCGTTGAGCTTATTCAGCTCGTCGAATCCCATGACGGTGTTCTTGTATGCCTGAGCGGATTTGGTCGCATTGTCGAGGGCGTCTGCCGCATCGTCGGCGTCGTCGCTGGTAGTGGCTATACCAGAAGTATCAAGCGAGCTGTAATCAACCTCGAATGTGGCGTCGATGCCGAAGAAGTTCGCAATCGTCTGCGCAAGCAAACGGATTGCCTTCACAGCCGCGATAGCGACGGGAAGGATCATGTTCAAAGCTGGGATGAGTAGGTTGCCGATAGAACGAGCGGCAAGTGTCACCTGAGCCTTGAGAACGCGAAGCTGGTTAGCAGGACTGGCGATGGTACGAGCCATATCGCCGTGTGTAATCGTGACCTGATTCATGATGAGGTAGTAGCGAAGCGCGACCTTCTCTGCCTGAGTCATAGACTGCGCGTTGCCATCAATACCCAGCTTCGTAAGCTCAAGATTCATGCGGGCGTTCGACAAGTCCCAACCTAAACGACGCAGCGGTTCAAGCTCGCCTGCGATGCCAGATTGCAGCTTGAGCATAGCGTCCTCTGTGCTGATATTGTAGAAGGAAGCGATGTCATAGCCTAGCTGAGTTAGCTGCTGGCTCATGACGGACGCCTTGTCGGAAGTCATGCCCATGCCTGTGATGAGTGTCTGGAACACGCCTTGGTTACGCGCCCACTCGCCGAAGTCGATACCAAGCAGCTCTTGGCACTTCATGCCGAACTCTGTAGCCGCTTCCGTGCTAGCGCCCATAGACGCTTGGAATAAGTTCATGTTCTCGATGTAGGTGTTAGTCTCGTTAAGACAGCTCGCCAACACGCTAATCACCTTGCGGGCGACGCCGATGAACATGGTGAACTTGCCTATGAGGTTGAGGGTCTTATGGGATAGCTCCACCTTGCTCGCACCGAGGTACTTATTTGACGCCGCAAGGCTTCTGGCAGCGGCACCTGTAGTCCTCATGGACGCTGGCATCGTCTTGAATGCAGCCCCAAGACTCGTGATGGTTGTTACAAGCGGGCTTAGCGCTGTGTTAAGCATCTGCATCTGGGTCACGAAGCCGCTCACGTCCAAGTCCTTGTAAAGCTCTAGGACTTCGGGCAGCAGTTTCAACTGGTTGAGGGCAGACTTTATATTCATGCCGTTCAAATCCTTGAGCGGTAGAAGCGCTGACGACAACCCTTGGAACTTCGACGCTCCGTCCACAGGGAATCTCGTGACAGAATCTCCAAGCAAACCGAGATTTGTAGCGGTTGACTTGCTGATGGTGAAACCATTTAATGCACTCAGTGACGCCAGCGACGAAATCTTCGAATTCACATCGGCAGGAATCTCCTTAGTGGCATTCGCCACGAGAAGTAGGTTGCTCCCCAGAGACTTGCTAACGCTCACCTCGCCGACACCCTTGAGGTAGTTCAGAGCGCTCAAGCGCACATTCGCATCTGCCGGGATTGCCGCGACGCTATCAGCGAGCGTCGTTAGGCTTGCTCCGAGGTTAGATGAAATCTTAATCTTGCTGACCTCGGCAAGCTTGCTGAGGTTCAGGTTTGCCGTGCTGCCCTTTAGCTCGTTCACGGCTTTCGATACTTCGCTCAGTCGAGCGTAGCCCGAACCTGTGCTTCTCTCTAGCTTTTCGAGAATACCAACGAGATCAGAAAGACCCTTCGCAGCACTGCCAGCATCGCTGCTGACCTCGATAGCTAGTTTGTCTATGGTACCATCTGCTGGCATTTCCGCTCTCCTTAGTATTCGTGGAAAGCGAAACCTCTCCTAGTCGAGCTATTCCCCTTGCTCGAAGTTCGCATTGAACTGTGCTGCGAAAGCCATGAAGGCGGCTTTGTTTCGTTCCATTCGAGCCTTTGCTTCCTGTTCCTCGATAATCTCCTTCGACCGCTCGGTGGAGAACAGGGGCTTGTCGGGATAAGGATGGTCTTCACCCTTTTGGAACTCCCTGTAGGCGTTGGCCGCACTCCTCAGCGCTTCAAACACATACACGCCTGCTCGCCACTCTGCGACGTACTTGTTCTCGACGGTGATCTCGTAGGCTTCGCGATACGCTTTGCATAGCCTTAAATCGCCGTGCCAGAACTCCTCTGTCGTCATACCTATCGCTAGGTACTCTGGCAGAACCTTCCAAAACAGCTCTTCCAAGCTGCCGATGGTGACCCTGCTGGAAGGTAGGCCTTCTTGATCTAGCGAGCCTTCCAGCCGATCCCTTTTCCCTGTTCCGGCTCCTCAAGAACAGAGCCGGCGGTATTGCCGTACATACCAACCAGCACCTCGTAGAGACCCTGTTTGTCTTCGAGCTTGTTCCAGAGCTGCTGCATAGTGCGCGGTTTGATGTGCGGATGATTCTTGATGAACGCTGCGAAGAAGAGCGACTGAATGGCGGATGCCTTGCCGCTCATGGCTTCGCTCAGGGAAAGATCAAACATCTTCTCAGCCTTCATAGCGGAAGCACGGTCGAAGCCGAGGGTGTATGACACCCCGTTGTCCGTGAATACGATCTCAGTGGGGATCGTATCCTCTTCCGGTTCAACTGTCTCCTCTATCAACACGTCAATCTCCTCTATGGTGTTGTTCTGTTCAAACATAATGGAACCTCTCTTTCAATCGTCAATGATTTCTAGTTGCCTGCGGTGGGAAGGGTAATCTCGGTAGATGGTGCGATGGCAATGCCCATTTCCACGGCAGAGGATACGCTCGCGCCCTTCACGTAGACAGCGAGCTGGCCGACGAACTCAAACTTGCCCGCATCGCCGGTCGGGGTATCGACGCCGTTAGTGGTCGTCGCTCCGAACCAGACTGCGAAGTGATAATTCTTGTGTGCCATCGCGGCCAGCTTCTTGTAATCGGTCAGATCATAGTTCGCCGTGAACTCAAGCTGGCCAGTGTCAAGAATGTCCTGCAAGTAGCGCTTCTGCGCATCGGACAGGGTGGTGATGTCGACGGTGTCGGGAGCCTTGCCCAAATCGGGAATCTCTTTTACATCGACCAGTTTCTCGTAATCGGTACCGTCCTCTGAAAACATCAGATAAGTCTGATAGCTTGTACGTGCCATTTCTATCTCCTATACATGACTAGGTTTCGGTCAACTAATCCCGTGTAGCGGGCTATGAGCCTGTACACGGTGGGGTCTCTCGCGTTATCTACTGTTGAGGACATAAGTCGCGTCATGTTGCACTTGCGCATCCTCTGGTCGACAACGTTCAAGATCGCTTTACATTCCTGCTTGGCGTCGCTCTGCGAGTCGCTGTAGACATCCACCGTGTAGGTGATTGCCGCCATGACCTCCTCGCCAGAGCTGTCCTCGGTAGACTCGTTTGTGACGTTGTTTGTCTCAATGATCGACACTGCCGGGAACTGAGGTGGTGCTTCGACGTATTCCGAGGAGACGAATGCTTCCGGGTACTCATCGAGAATCGCCCTCGCAAGTTCGTCGAAGATGTCTACTTCCACATCAATCAAATGCGTACACCTCCTTGGCGATCTCAAGCACCTTCTGGCGCATTTCCTCGGATGACTTGGCCATGTACGACGCCGCCTTCTGCCCTCGGGTCTTATGCCGGATTCCGTCTTCGTCGTAGTAGTACCAAGCTGTAGGGTCATTAGGGTCGTGGGCTTCCGGCGTTTCGCGTAAGTCGTAGTCCCAGTCTGCTGGCAATTCGCCCTCGTATGTTCCGGCTCCGACGACGCCGGTGCCGAACTCGACGAATGCCGCGTGACCGCCGACGGAAACAACGAGATAGTCCGCGTTTCCTATGCGCTGCACCGAGATTCCCCCGGCGAGTTCACTGGTGTCAATCTTGACGTACTTCAAGGCCGCACCCATACCTATCTCCCCGAGACGCCTGCAACACTCATCGCTCTTTGCGGGAAGGCTCGCGGCGTACTCCTCAATCTGCTCCTTTACCTTGCGGATGGATTCCGCCGAAAGCTCGATTTGCAAAGTAGTCATCGAGACACCTCCACATGCTTTACAGCAACTGCGATGCAGTTGGGGGACTTGGCGACGCGCTTCACGATGTAATCGTGTGGCTTATCGCCTGTGAGGTCTGTGTTGAAGGCACCGTTAATCTCATCGGAATTGGTGGCTAGAGCCACGTTGTCGATCCAGAGGACGGAGCTTTCATCGATTGGGCAGTCGATGTCCTCGATGATGACCGTACGGTCGTAGTCGAGGTCGATACCGAAGGGGCTATTCTCGGCACTCCCCTTTGAAGCCGATACGCTCAGCATGTAGGGGATTGGGTCGGTTCTCACAACCTTGTGTTTGCCGGTGAGCTTGCCTTCGGCATTCTCGACCGCCGCCTTCTCGACGAAGAAGGCAATCAGAACCAACTGTTTGTCGCGTTCCAAGCACCTCATAGGACTGCTCCGCAGAACGGGACGATACCCTCGAAATAGCTCTTCGGGATTCCAGCCGACTCGTAGCTGCGCGACACACCGTTTTCGCTATGAGCAATCTCCCCTTCGGCACCGCGCTTGTTGATGAGGAAGACAACAATCTCGCAAGTGCGGGCATGGTGCTTCTCAGGCACGTCGCTCCAAGAAGCATCGCTATTGTATGGGTACATGTGCGAAACTACCGCATCTTTGGCTATTGCAAGATAATGCGGAACCAGATTGTCGAAGCGGGGGTCGCCCAACAAACCGGATACCAGCGCTGTCATTTCCTCGTCAGTCATTGGTCTCTCCTAAGCGGTGTGACCCGGGGTGGTCATCTTGCCGATGAAGATGGCTCGCGGATCGGAGTATGCAAGCTCCCAGTTGCCCTTGGCGAAGAGCTGGGCGTTAGTGGGAGAATCACTCATAGCCGCAGGCTTCTTGAAAGTGAAGCCGTTCGGGTGGATGGTCTCACGACGACGGGTGCCGATGAAGTCAACACCACCGTTTTTCTGAGGATCGCGCCAAGTCTCGATAGGCATCGTCACAGGTGCGCTCGCGTGACGAAGCGCTCCAACGCCGTACAGATAGGTGTCGTAAGTGGTAGCCTCGCCGTCAGAACCTGCGGAACTGGGCATGCCGTCGTCGATGATGCACAGGATGCCGTTAACGGTGATGGTGCGAACCTCTCGCGTCATGCCGTTGGCATCGGTGTATTTGAGGTAGTTCGCACGATTCAAGTCCTCGAACTCCTGAGCGACAGCGGAATGCATAATAGCCATGGTGATGTTGTCCTTGGCGTCGCCCCAAATCTCCTGAGTCACATCGGAAAGGGTGTTCTCGTCCAGCTTGTCCTTCGTAACGGCATGGTTCTTCATGTCGTTAATGCTGAGAACCGCGTCGGTGATGCCGATAATGCGCTTCTGGGTCTGATGGACATACCAAGGGTTAATACGGGCGGCGATAGCCGCGAGGGGTTTAGCAGTGGTGATGTCGGCGGCGAACTGAGGGGCTTCCCAAGCCTTCATACGACCGAACACAACGCCAGTCTGGCTGGAACCGCTGATTGTCGAGGTGGTCATATCGGTCTGACCGTCGTAGTTGTCCTCGTCATCGTCCGCAAGCTCGTTGTAGAACGGGAAGGTGTAGAGGTTACTGCCGTTGGAAATAAGCGACGCGATATAGGCATCCTCGATCATAGCTCCGCTGGACACCATAGCGTCGCGAAGCAGGTTCGGCTGATTCTCGAACTCAAGGGCGAACAGCTCCTCGTCGAACGGGAACTTGGTGTCGCCGATAGTAAGTATTGCAGGCATTGTAGTCTCCTAACTATTCCTTGCTGAGATTTGTCAGAATCGAAGGGTCTTTCTCCTTCAATTCGAGTTGCTGATCGTATGGAAGATTCAAGAACTCCTTCACGGTCTTGGGCGTCTGTGGGTCTCCACTACCGCCGCCTTGCAACTTCGGATTGCCTTTGAGCAATTCGTTCTTGGTGTTCTCCTCAACGATCTTTCCATGACGTTGCACGACTTCGATGATTTGCTTCGTCTTGGCAAGCGTCGTGTTGAGATCTTCACCAGTCACCTGTTCTACGAGCGAGGTAATGGTGTCGTCATCGAAGCAACCGGCTTCCACGAACAGGGACTTGGCGTCCACAGCGTTGCTTTTCAGCGTGAACTCGCGCTCCTTTGCGGCGGCTTGTTCTTGTTGCTGAGCAAGCAGCTCCTCTGCGGTCATGCCAGCCTGCACCTTGGCGGACAGGTCTTTGACCTGTTCCTCGTAGGTCTGATTCGCAGCTTCGGCCTTGGTCAGCTTCTCCTGCACTTCGTCGCGGCTCGCGGTCGTTTCCCGAAGCTCCTTTTTGAGCGGATTAAGCTCAGAGCCGACGCGATTCAGGAAATCGTCGATCTGCTCTTCTGTTGCATCCGGGAAAATCTTTACAACGTCTTCTCGTTTCATTTCTGCATCCTCCTAATACGCTTTGTTAACGCGGTAAGCTCCGCAAGGACTTTATAATCGCCATTTGACGCATGGCTGCTTATGCACTCGCGACATTCGCCGCGTCGTCGCCTTCCTCTAGCTCGGGCGTACCAGCCTGAGACCCGACCTTCGGATCGCCCTCATTGCCATCATCTCCTGCGACGACGGGAGCAAATTGCGGTTGGTTCTGTGCTTTCTCATCCGCGTACTGCTTGCTCTGGTAATAGGCCGCTTCCGGGTCGGTGAACATCCCACATGCTTGGAAAGCAAGCTCGGGATGGATTTTTCCTTCTTTGAGCATCGTCGTGAGAACCTGTGCCTTGGTCAGGATGTTCTCGTAGTTGCGTCTATTGAAGGCAAGCTCGATGTCGCGGATTCTCAGGTCAATCTCTGTCTCGTTCGACTGCTTGCAGATGGCGAGGACGACACGGAGCATATCTCGCTCGCTGCGCTTGAATTGCAGTTCGTAGCTCTTCGCGTGGCTCTCGGCGAGAGTCCACCCGTCGCGCAGAAGCACCGCAGCGCCCGTGTCGGAGGAGCTGCCGGAAGTGCCGTTACGGTTCGGCATACCGCAGATATTCACGACAGCCTGATAGAGATCGTCCTTGGTCACTTGGGTCTGTGTCTGATCAAGGTCGTTCTTGATGATGTCGACGTCGCTCTGTACGCCTTCGGTGGTGGTCACCTTGACAGCACCAAGCTCGACCATTGCCTTAAAGGTCGCTTCGTCGATGTCGCAGTTCACGAATTTCATTAGCGCCTGAACGGTCTGCTCGATACCGTCGAGTCTGTTGCTCTCTACGGCGTTTATCGCATCAAGCAACGGAAGTACAGGCTCGAAGACGCCCATGCGAGCATTGTTCAACTTGTACTCTATTATGGGATTACGTCCGTAGGTGTGCGATTCTCCCACACCGTTGCCGTTCACGATCTGGTTTCCCTTGATACGGAACAGCTTCTCGTCTGTATAGACGTTATAGATAGTCTCCTCGGTTACGGAATCCTTGCCGACCCACACGCTCATGAGCTGCCTGTGGTGGTAGGCACTCGAATACACGACGTAAGTGTTACGGGGATCGAGCGTATAAATCTCGAATGGAGCGCCGCCGTCCTCCCAGTCGTCTTCGGTGTCAGACTCGACCATGCGGAAGCCTATACCACACACGCACATCCACTCGAAAAGATCGCGGTCGCAGCTCGCCTTGTCTTCTGCGAACATAAGCGTGTTAAGCTCGTTTATCTGCTTGAGGTCGTTGCCCTCCACGTCGTCCGAATCGTTGTCGTAGTTGCGACACGTATACTGCAATGGCTCAGCGAGCTGATAGCCGATTTTGAATGCGACTATCTCCTGTGCATGGTTGACGACGATCTTGTTGTTGATTTCGGGGCGGACTTCCTTCTCGCGGTTGAGAATGGGCTGCTTTCCGCGATAGTAGTCCCAGAGGAACTGCACCTCTGCGGCGTTAACGCCGAATGTTGACAGTGTATCATTGAGCGCTGCAACCACGTTGGTGGCTTCCACCTTCTCGTAATCTGAATAGATGCGGTGACGACCCTTGTACAAGGGGGACTTGTCCAGCTTCTGCAACGGCTGCTCAGTCTGTCCGACCTTCTCTATGGACTGATCCTCTGACACGTAACTGCCCTTCGCTCTCGATTACTCTCTGATGAATCGGTGACACCAGACCGCCGCTCACATAGGGGGTGTGCCGCACAGGCGGGGACGGTCTGGCTCATCGACGACGGAGAGGTTCCGCCGAGTGGGATATTCACCCCACCTTCCGAAATGAGTCAATGTTTGTATGCTTTAGATTGCTTTAAATTGCTTTGGCTTGTTTTGGTACTATTACATGAACCTGCGCACCGGCTCCACCTTCGCCTTGCGCATCGAGGAGACGAATCGCTTGTACATTGACATGGCGTCTGGTGGGTCATCGTAGCGGTTCTTGCCTGAAATCGTGTAATGGGTCAGCAGGCTCATGAACCGCTTGTAGTCGGCATCAGGGACGTCCGAGCGGAAGTAGCAATGCTCCTTAATCCACCCCGAGTCGGCCAGAATCCTAGTCTCCTTGTTTGTGGTGGAGAACTTCTTGGAAATCTTGACCACATGTCCTTCTTCGAGACACGCCTTCTCGATGTCGTCAGCCACGCGCCCGCCAGCGCTGTTTGACTCGTACCTTGCTACCGACACGTCGTTCTTGATGAGTGATTCCTTCAACCTCGGCTCCACCACCTCGGGAAGGCGGTTATCGCACACGACCGAATGGATGTAGTGCCTATCTCCGTAGACATATCCCACTACCTGACAGGCGTAGTCCGTACCTCGATCCTTGGTGTCGCAAACGGCGACCACCATGTCCCACTCCTCTTCCGGGAGATCGACGTAGTAGCGCAACTCGTCCTCGGGGAACATAAGACCCGTCATCCAATAGGGGTCGCCCATGTACTTCGCCGACCAAGAGTCCTCCTCACCAGCGTCGATGAGTGAATCGCGCATGTCCTCGTAATACGCGGTCGAAAACCCGAGACCGAACTGGTACTCGAAGTTGCTCCTGCCATTCTCATCGAGCGCCGGGACGGCCACGAAGCGATAGCGTGGATTTCCGTGGTACTGCTCCTCAATCCTTCCGATTGGGTCGTTCGGCACCCAGCGTGTAGCTACAAAAAGCTGCTTCGCGCCGTCGTTCATGCGGTCTTTCAACTGGTTGAGGTATGCCGAGTAGAGCTTGTCCATGCGATCTACGTTCAGGGCTTCCTCACGGTCTTCAACGAGGTCGTCCATGTACAGGAGCGCATCGCTTCCTATCTCGACCGCACCCGTGAGAGTACCTTCAATCGACCGGCAGGTGAGTGTGGGGAAGCGCTCGTTGCAGCCTTTAAGCAAAATCGTCTCGTCTGCCATTGACTTGTCAACGAGCGGGGACTTCGGGAACACCTCGGCGAAGCGGTACATGGGGTCTGTGACGATCGAGAGCGCTTCCTTGTGGAATCCCTTCGTGAGCTTATCGGAATGGCCACTCATCACGTTCGCCCGCTCAGGATGGCGACCCATAGTCCACGTGAGGTAGAAGATGCAGGTAGTCGATTTGCCCGTTCTCGGTGGTTGGGAGATCGAGAGGAAGTCGAGCAGGTCATCTGCTAGGTCTTGAAGATGGACTACCACCTTCGGGTACAGGACATGCCTTCTCGGCTGGTAGAACTTCTTCTCGGGAGGGCGGTTCCACTCCATAAAAAGCATGTAGCTATCGAAATCACCATAGGCGTTCAGCTTCAATATGCCCTCGATGCAAGTCATGATCCTATCAGCGGAATCGGTATCACCGGTGGCACAACAGGCCATCACGCGTTCTGCCGCTATCTCGCGGATGTATCGGGCGTAAGCTCTCTCGGTAACTGGGTGTTCCTCGAGAAGGACGGGGAGAAGCGCCAAGGCGTCCTCGAACGGCTCGGGCGAGCATTCCCTCTGCGCCGTCACGATGACGGCATCAAGTACGGTCTGGGTATTCATTTCGACTCCTAAACAAAAGAGATTCCAACCTTTCGGCTAGAACCTCTCCGCTTAAGAGCCGCCCCTATGGCTCACAAATACTTTAAGCATTACAACGTGTACGATGCCGCCGTGGCGTAGTCGTTCCGATTCGCCTGAAAGTCCTTCACGAACAGCTTGGGTTTCTGCCAGTCCGCATTACCCACCTTGGCATCATGGAACTGGAAGACGAGGGTGGCAGGTTCGCCTTCCTGCGTCTTGTAATCGAAGACGACAAACTGCGTGACGACCCTGCTCTTCTTCTCCTTGGTCATAGCTCCTCCGACGATGGCTCCTACGACGCCGAGCGTCACGCCGCCTAGAAGCGCCATGCCAGGTCTGTTCTTCAAATGGGTCTGTATCTCAGACTCCTTCAAAGTCTCGATTCCGGTTATGCGCTCCTTGGGCAAGTCCCATGTGTCTCCACTCTCGCTCGAGAAGACGAAGCGGCTGGAGAGCATGATGATTTTCACTTTCGCTCCATCGGCGATAGGAAGTCCCATCCTGTGGACTGCCGGGAAAGGCTTGCGCCTGTCAGCGGGCATGTTGCCGATTTCCTCGGCTTTGATTATCTTGAAAAACCCCATTTTAGGTCACCTTCTATCGTTGTCCATTCGAAGGCTTGAAGGGTATCACCTTCGCTTCCCGCTTTACCTGCGCGATCATCGGTGTAGTCTCAGTCTGAAACCAGCCGCAGAAGTACTGGCTAAACTGTGCTATCACACAACCTCCCATCGTCGATCATGCGGTAAATCGTACCACGGGTGACTCCGAGCATGTCAGCCGCCTTCGTCTTGGCGCCACCATCGCGAAGGAACACCTCGACTTGCGATATGAGGTCTTCGTCGAACGTCTTCCTCGTACCACCCTTGTAGACTCCGCGAGTCTTGGCGAGTGCAATACCCTCGGCTTGGCGCTGTCGTGTCTTCTTGCGCTCGGTCTGAGCCACATATGCCAGAAGCGACAGCAGCATGTCCTCTACGCACTTCCCGACATCGCCCATAGCGCGAAACATCGCCGAATCGAAGAACTCAAGGTCTAGCGCCTTCAAGTCGCAGCCGACCTCTCGTGTGATGCGCCGCCATTCGACGGTTAGGTCGTCGTAGTCGCGACCAAGACGGTCGAGTGAGTCGAGGACGATCTCGTCGCCAGACTTGATGATAAGCATGAGCTTCTTGTAGCTCTCGCGCTCCAAATTCTTGCCAGACGCCTTATCGATGAAGATGTGCTGCTCCTCGATCCCGAGGTCTCTCATCTTCTTAACCTGACGCTCCTCGTTCTGGTCGGTGCTTGAGACACGAACGTATCCGTAGCGCATCCTACTCGCCCTTTCTGCTCTGGAACTCAAGGTCGTCATCTATGACGATTGCGCCCTTCGGCAGCTTCGAGCCGTCTGGGACGATGACCAATTGGTAGTTCAGCTTGCCGAGAATCGCCACGAGAAAATCTGTCTTGGGAGACCTAGCCTTGCGACGATTGTCGAACGCCTGTGGGCTTGAGAACCCCAAGGCGTTTGAAAGTCGAGCTTGATTCCAATCGGACTCCTCGATGAGCTTCTTTATTGCGTCTTTTGCTTTCATGATGATCCTTTCAACGATGCAAGGATATAATATCAACATAAGTGTTGTCAATAGTATTGTTGATAATTATTCGCTTTTAATTTTTCTGGCTATTTGGAGCACTAACCTAGTAGGTTCACGCGTCCCGTATTTACTGCCCGGGTATCGCAATCCGCCGTGAAACGGCTACCGGTTAGGATCGCGTCGTGTATCTTTTGGGTACACCCTAAAAGCACAAAATACCCCCACCCAAAATATCAACAAAATTATTGATATTTACTCTTGACAAAACAACAAAACTATTGATAATAGGATATATCAACAAAACCGTTGATATAGAAACGCCCCCGCCGATCTACCAAAACAAACGGGGGCATGTCATAAGACTAAGAAAGGATACCCTAAAATGAGTATGACGTGGACGGAATACCAAGATCAAGTAAAAACTGACGCCCTCGAAAGTATCGAAGAAAACTTCGAGTATTGCGACGATTGGGACGCTATGCGCAATCAACTTTTTATCGATGATAGCGTAACCGGTAACGGCTCAGGTTCTTATACGTTTAGCACCGCGAAAGCGGCGGAAAACGTCAGCGGTATTATCTTTGATCTCGAAGCCGTGGACGCTTTCAAAGAATACGGCTATAGCGGTATTCCTACTGAAGAAGGTGCGGAAACATGTGATGTTATAGCCCGTTGTATCGCGCTTGATTATGTAGCGTATGACCTAGAAGAACGTTTTAATGAGCTGAAAAACTCAAATCTTGAAAACGCGAAAAAATACCCGTTTTCTATTCAAGATAGCTACGGCGCCCCGCAATGCGGCATTGAGTCTAAATACTTCGAAAGCTGGGAGGGCGTAGCGCGTTACCTTGAATTAAACCCAGACGTTTTGCAACGGATCAATGACGGTTACGCCGTCATTAAAGAACGCTAAACCTGAAAGGTACCACCATGGCTAACAGTATTAACTTCTTTCGCTTCTCGGATCACTATGAAGACGTTTTCAAAGAATGCGGGCATTACTTGTATGCTTGCGCTGAGCCGAACGGCTGGGCTTATATGGTCGGCGTTAACGAGTACGTCATAACCGATAGCGACGAACTCATCCGCTATGATGGCGCGTCCGCTGACGTTGAGTATCTCCGAAATCTCGAGCCCGCTATTCCTGAGATTGCTGCCCGTATCATTAAGAATGAAACACGCCGTTATGCTCAGTATTGCATAAACCAAAACGGTTACGACATTGAGACCGAAGAGGACGCCGAAGACACCCGCGCCGCATATATCGAATACAAAACCGCCGAAATCGAAAACACGGCTAAAAAGCTAAGGAGGGCATAACCATGAAAGCAACGTCAACCGAACATTACGCGGAGATACTAGCCAATCTTAAAAGCGGGCATGAGATATGCGGAATTCTACCGAACGGTTGCGCGAATGGTCATATCTATTACAACTTACTAACCGATTGTATCCATTGGGAACACTACGGCTCAAGCGCCAATGCCGCGACCCCAGATGAACTTAGTTTTGTTTTTGAAACGATCTTTAAAGATTGTATCACCTGGGATTATTGCGAATTCTCGGAATATCATATCAATTATAAGCCGTTAAATTCCGCCTATATATGCATTGATCTTAGCCGCATGCACCTAAACACGTTTGGGAAATAAGGAAAGGAGATAAAAAAAAATGGATGATTTACCAAAAAGTATACAAACAGCGCTAACGATTTGTAAATGTATCGGATTAGGCATTTTATTAACCGTAGCGTTTCCCGTCCTACTGATCGCAAAACTGTTAGAAATATCAGAATAAAATAAAACCCCGCGTTATGCGGGGTTTTATTTTATTCTGATCTATTAGGTCGCTGAGAATATAGTAGCCTTTATAATGTCATGAAACGTCGTATAATACCCGCGTTACCGTTTAAGCGCGTTAGAGCAACAATATAATAAACGTGTACATTTTTCACGTTTTCACGCCCCGTAGACGCTTTAAAAGCCTTACAGCGCTATTTCTCTAATGCCGTTGCATACCACATAAACGCAAGAGAACCCCGGAGGGGTTTTATTTTGCCCTGATCTACTTTCAAGCCGTCCGAAAACCGGGCAGCGTTTCTAACGTCACTAGTAAGGCGCGATACTGAAAACCTGTACCCCCTACACCCAAACCACATATAACACCCAAAATAGCCCGCCCCGTATCGTTTGAGCGTTTTAAAACGCGTTAGAGCTGTTATAATTTCTAACCCCTAACAGATAGACATCTTATGTATTTTCACGCCCCGTAGACGCTTTAAAAGCCTTACAGCGCTATTTCACGGCGCCTAACATGAGCCAAAACGCAAGAAAGCCCCCGACCCGTAAGGATCAGGGGCTTTTTTTTTCATACCTAAAAACGATTCAATTGGCGGTTTCGACAACTTTCGACAACTTTCGACAACGCGAGCGAGCCTGAAAGTCGTTTCAAAGTCGGAAAGTCGCGCAAAAGTCGAAAGTCGTTTCAAAGTTGCAAATATTCCTCGCCCTCGGGAAGTTCGTAGACCACCTCGGGTTGCTCCAGCATTCCGAGCTGTGCGGCGTACTTCGCGGCAACCTCATTGGGAGTCGGAAGAGCCGCCCTCTCGTCGATGTTCACGTTAATGTGTTCAGACTGATCCTTGTAGCCGAAGTGGTTCTTTGCGAGGAAGAAATATTTCACGGGATTTCCTTTGTCGGCCATCATCAAACTTTCGAGCGAAAGCTCGAGAAAACTGAAATGCTTTTTGATTAAGTCTAACGATTCCCGAGTTAGTTTCATGCCGTTCACACTTGTTTGTTGATAGTTGTGCCGGGTGATGTCCCAAAGTCGCTGCCTACTCATACCGAGTGCAGCGGCATACCCAGCAACACCTGGACGCATACCCCACTTATCATTCACCTCAAGCCACTCGTAGAACCTATCCTCGATTGCTTCCGGGTTTGACAAGTCGCACTGGGGCATCTGGGTCAGCTCCTTGGTGAACTGGATGACCCTGTGGTTAATATCCGGGTCTACCTTCGCGACACTGTTGCCCGAGTTAGCCCTCTTGCCGCCACTGCCCTTGCCGCCCATCAGCATCGACCTCCTTCCATTGGCCGCACCAGTCGTCGTCCATCACGACGGGGAACATAAATCTAATCGAGCACTCTTTCTCTACGTAGACGGGCGGGTCGTGACGACACTGCCTGTCGTATGTCTCTCCTTGGAGGTGCGAGTAGTCGCAGAACTCACAAGTTCCTCTTGGCATTTCAAACCTCCTTCCAAAAGTCGAATGAACGTAGTGAACTTTTTTTCTTATATGTTTCTATAGTTACGTTTATGTATACACTCTCTCCTGATATATCAGTAGAAGGGGTATTACCTTCACTACCTTCACTATTCGCAGCGTAATAGCCGCATTACTACTTCACTTTCACTTCACTTGAGTGAACCCCTAATTTCACTTTCGGTTTGGTGTTCGCTTTCGGTTTCCTCTTCGGTGAACTTTTTACTTCACTTGAGTGAACTTTTCCTTCACTTGAGTGAACCTCTTTCGACGGCTCCGAGAGTCGTATACCAATGTAGTAGAAATGCCCTCCGGTAGACCGTCTGGACGGGATTGACATCGCTTTCAGCTTAGCTTTGATGTCCTTGTCGGTCAGAACCTCGCAGTCGTTGTCAGATGCCCACTGCTTGTAGGTGTCGCAAAGCTCTCTGACCTTTATCTTCGCGCTCGTCTCGATGACACACTCGCAATCGACGAACTTCTGGAAGTCGTCGCCGCCTGAGTTAGCGAATATGCTCGTTGCTTCCACGATCGACATAGGCTCCTCAAGCCCTTTCTTCTTCCACTTCTCGTAGCCTTCGAGCAGCCACGTCAGCACCGTGTAGGCGCCGTCCTTCGTGCGGAAGCGGTTCTTCAAAGTGCTGTCTTGTTCCTCCTTGCTGAAATGTCGCTCGAAGGGGATTACGCGGATTCGCCCGGAGGTGAACACGGTGGTGTCCTCGACCGACGGTAGCCTGTTGCATGACAGCCACATCGTAAACTGCGGGTAGAAGGTCGTCGTCGGACAGTACTTGCGTGCAACCGTGATAGGATCGTTGCCGGTGAGCGATTTGACCTTCGCTTCGTCGAGCTTGCGTCCTGCTGTAGGCTCGCTCATAGTGACGAACCTTTTACTCTCTAAAGTGCCGAGCGCGTCGTCGTCTGAGCTTGAGCGCTGCTTGGTGCGGGTTAGGAAGTCGCTCGGCATGTTTGCGGCGTAGTCGCCGAGAACCCATGAAATCGTGTTGAGCAGCGTCCCTTTACCGTTTCTGGTGCTAGCGCCGTATGCGATGAACATGACCTCCTCGGGGTTGCTACCGAGCATCGAGTAACCCAGCGCACGTTGCAGGTAGTCGGCTCGCTGCTTGTCGCCGCACATGATTTCAAGGATAAACTTGTCCCAGCGATCGTCGTATGTGGGGTCTTGATTGAAGCGGCTCATCACCTCTCCACGGCAAGCCTTGGTGACATGCCAGCGCTTTGCGTCGTCCTCGTAGCCCTCCAAGTCGGTGAGAAGGCGCCCATTGTCCATGTCCACGACTCCGACACCAGTGCCGATGACGGTTGGCTCTTGATTAAGTTGTGCCGATTCAATCGTGCGCGTCTTGCAGAACAGCGACACAGCGGAGCGGAGTTGCGATGCGTCGTTAGCCTTGGTTACATATTTCAGGTACGCCTTCGCGGCACTCACTCGACCCTTGTCCTCGCCAGCAGCCTTGTCTATCTCGTTCATAGCCCAAAACCTGCGCCCCTCGTTGAAGGTCTGCATGAGCTGGTAGAGGTATTCGTCGCCTACTTTCTCGATGAAGGAGTCCTGACCGTTGCTCAAGATCAGTGAGCGGATGCCCGGACACCATAGAACGTCCTCGCGCCACAAAGCGAACTCGGCAATCGTTTCTGCCGAATTGAGCGAAAGCTTCGAGTAGTCCGCGAGCGGGTCGCAGGAGTCAAGAACCTTCATCACGCGCTTAATCTTCTCCGAGATCTCGGTGCCGTCTTTCAGTTCGTAGCTCATTGCATACCTCCCATCTTGCAGATGGCGTCTCTTAGGAGTGGGTTCATAAGTTTTTCCATGCTATCTCTCCTAACTGTGGAATAGTTTCCTGTCGTCAGCAGCTCCGACGCTAAAGCGTATGAGCGCACAGCATAGCCATACACCCGTACCTATGAGCAGGTTCCACTCAAGCCCGAAGCAGAGCGTGATGAGCCAGCTAACGAGCACCACGGCTCCCCACGAGATACCGAGCGTAATCGCAACGGTGAGAACCGTCGCGAGTATGCTCACCAGTTTAGTTATCCTGCTCATCATCCACCTCCATAACGTCTATGAGGTAGTCGATGCACTGGCGGCACTTCCTCAAGTCCTGAACACCGTTCTTCCAAATCCAGCGCCATAGATACTTGAACGCGCAGCCCCACCAGTAGAAGACGATGGGTTGCAGCCGCGCTGTCTCGCCGTTCCTGACTTCCGGCATTGTTTTGTAGACGTTGTCAATAGTCATCATCGAGCGCATAGCGTCCATGCACTCGATAATGCCGTCGCCACGGTAATGCCGAGGGGCAGACACGTCTTCGTCATCTGTCATTGGTATCATTCCTTTCCGGACAGACGCTCTTCGCAGATGTCCACTATGTGTTCGCATAAGGCTTCTGGTATGCGGCTTCTCTCAATAGCACCCTTAAGTCCCTGCGTTCCTGTCTTCGCTCCTCTCGGCGCCGATACGTGACATGGGTCGCCGTTACGACATGGCGGGAGGAACTTTGGGTCTGGGTGGTTAGTCCAGATGTCGGTAGGCTTCATACGTGTATCGCCGTACTGACAATAGGTGAGCGTATACCGCTTCAAACCGTGCATGAAATCCATCTTTCGCATACCTCCCCGAGGGTTCTCGATGAACCAAATGGGGGGGGGTTAGCATCATGATTAGGTTGTGCATGTGCAGGTTCACGCGATCGCAGACCTTCGCGTATTCGCTCATACCGACAAGGTTGCCATGATCCTCGCGTTTGCGATGGTGGCTTATGGCGGCGATGCTATAGGTCGTGCAGTCGGGAGACGCCCAGATGACATCAGGCTTGCCGATCTGCTCAAGGATGTCGCGATAGCTCACCTCAAGCACGTCCTCGCAGATGTCTATGTCCTCGAAGCGATCGTCCCAGTCGATCGACAGAACTTCATGACCACGGCGCTCGAAGGCGCGTCCTATGGATCGAGTCCCAGCGAAAAGTTCGACCACCTTCATTGCTCACTACCCATCGCAGTATTCGGAATGGAACAATCTACGAACACGGGGTAACCACAATCACAGTCCTCTCGGTTCTCGAAGTGGTTCATGTTCTCAGTAATCTCCTCGGGGTATTGAAGACGAATATCCTTGTTCCAATCCGTGTGAGTCATGAAGCCGGGTTCGCAATTAGGGCATGAAATCATGAACGGAACGGGTTTGTGGTTCTCGTCATGCGTCTCAAGGGTGTCCTCAAGCCACATGATGACGTGATGCCCGCAATTGCTACAGTAGTAGTGCATACCTAACCTTGTGCGCTTCACGGCTGACTTCACCCTCATAGCACACACCTCTCTCGGCTGTGTTGCTCGTAGCACACGGGGCAGTAGCACGGCTCGTTCTCGAAGTCGTTGGGAATGTACCAGTCCTTAGAACGAAGGCGCTCGATTATGCCAGAGACATCTTCCCCGCGTTGCGTCTGTTCCTTGCGGGTGGCTCCACAGTCGTTGCACTTCGCCCTTGCTGTTATCTTCACTTTGAACATTTAGTAATCCTTCTCTTTCTCAGATTGTTCCATGTGGAGTAGGTAGTCTCCCAAAAGCGCCTGTCCTATCGACTGAGACACGTAGGCGCGAATCTCGTCGTCGATCACCTCGCAACCGATTGATTCGAGGTATCTGGTAGCCACATGAGTCGTCTCGTGGACGAGGACACCCATCATGGCTTCACAGTCGTTTTGACACTCGCTCAAGC